AATCAAAGCGCGGTTGCGCTAGTATGGACAAGAGTGACGTTCTCCAATCTTTTCAGAAACATCGTAAGGCACTTTCAGTTGCCCCTGTTGATTTAAAATCGACAGCCGATGGAGTAAAATTGTTAGAGAGTCTTCGTTTAAAGACATCAATCCTTACTGAAGAATTTAAAGTTCGTTTGCCCAAGTCCGTCTCTTGGGAATTCAGTCATAATGCGTGTAATACATACGCTCGGAATGAGGGTGGTCAGTCTCAGGCTGTTCAATTAAGCCTGTTAGCACTAACTGCTTCGCACCTTCCGTATCCTGGTAACCAGAGTCAGTATATCAAGCCTGAGCGACCTTCCTTGTTTGTACTTCGTGATCTATTCAAGATCAATCAAAGAGAAGTACTAATTGCAGGGAAGTTGTGTCAACTCTCTTACGATGCTGGCGGTTTAGTGGATATTATGCATGAATTCTTGGGTTCTGACGGACAATACTGTTTTGTTTCAGATGCCAAGGGTAATCCCATTGAAGGTCAATGGGTCGTTGATCCGCAGTCTGTAGCCTCTGGCTATTCCAAGCAGACTGTTCAAACTTATGATCAGCGGGGAATGTCATCCCAAAAAGAGATTTTAACTCGTGAAAATATTGATTTTTCCACTCTGTTAGGCGCTGCATTAGCCTTTAATAATGACAAAGTCGTTGTTGCTCCCATCCTGGAACCCCTCAAAGTAAGGTTGGTTTCAAAAGGTGATCCTCTTCCGTATGCTGCTAGTATGCCCATGCAGCGAGCGATGCACGGATTCCTTAAGGAGATGGATATGTTTAAGTTGATTGGGGAGCCTCTTTCTGAGGAACACCTCAACTTTCTGAGTAAACATGAAACGACTGAGATTGTAGCCACGGATCCTCGTGTATCCGATTGGTTTTGGAATAGTGGTGACTACTCTGCCGCTACCGATAACTTAAATATTGGAGTTACCAAGGGAATCTTCGAAGTACTTCTCGCTAAAATTTTTGAGAAGGATCAAGATAAGCTTTCTGCTTATCAAGGTGTACTTCGTCATGTTCTCTATGAACAGACTCTAACTTACCCCGGTAGTGAAAAGTATTTAAGAGAGAATGGTCTCACACCAATTCGTCAACAGAATGGTCAATTAATGGGAAGCACTTTAAGTTTTCCTGTACTCTGTATCGCCAACTTGATTGCCTACTGGCTAGCACTCGAGGAGTACATCAACGAAATCGAAGAGGCCCAATGGCGCGCACAACCACGGAATAGGAGGAAATTGGGT